TGCGCCTGATCGTCATGCGCGCCACCGCGCCGAGGGAGGACTGACCGTGTCGACGTTCGAGGAACGACAGGCCGACGCAGTGTTCGAGATCGCGCCGCCGGCCGAGCACCGATCCGAGGCCGACCTGTGGATCTACTGGACGGTCGGGAAGGGCCGCGACCGGTGGGCGACCAAGGCCGAGCCGTTGCGCGCCCTCTACGACCTCCTCGTCGCCAAGTCGGGCATGAGCGCCGCCCGGGCGCGCGCCACCGCCCTGGCGTGGTTCCCCGACGGGATGCACCGCCCGATCGGCCAGGCCGACGGGCAACTGCCCGGGGCGAGCGCGTGACCGCCGCGGGCACGCTGACCGCGTGGGGCATCGTGCGGGCATCCGAGGTGATCGAGCTCGCCGCCGCGGCCAACCTGCCGCTCGCGCATGCCTGCGCCATGCTGGAGAACGAGAGCGCGGGCGGACGCAACGTGTGGGGGGGCGACAACGTGCCGGGCCGCGGCGTGCTCTATCGGCCGGGCACCGAGGTCATGCAGGTCGACTACCTGCGATACCGCGCGGCCGTGCAGCGCCGCGAGGCGGGCCGTCAGGGCGTCGGTCCGACGCAGCTCACCTACGGCCCGTACCAGGACGAGGCCGACGCCATCGGCGGGTGTTGGGACTGGCGGGCGAACGTGCGCGTCGGGTTCGGGGTCCTCTCCGGCCTGCTGCGCCAGCACGGCCCTGCGCGGGGCCTGGCGGTCTACAACGGCGGCCCGCGCGCCGCGACCCCGGGCGTGATCCTTGCGGCCGACTCCTACAGTGACAAGGCGATGCGCCGCGCGCAGGTGTGGTCCGACCGCCTCGGCAGCGCTGCTGCCGCCCCGAGCTCGACGACCCCGGAGGCATGTGACGTGAGCTGGACCAAGGCCGAGGGTGCCCCCAGCGTGCCCGACCTCTACGGAGAGGGCCTGCCGCCGCTCGTCGACCCCCTGTGGGCCCTGGCGAACGCAACCGCGCACGCCGCGCACGCCCGCGACGAGGCGGGCGCCGCGCGAAGCGAGGTGCGCGCACTGCGGACCGACCTCGCGTCGGCCCTCGCGCGGAACGAGGTGCGCCAGGCGGCGCCCGCCCCGCAGATCGACTACGCCCAGCTCGCCGCCGCACTGATCGCGGCCGTGGCCGGGAGGGACGCCCGATGACCGTCGAGCACCGCAGCTACTTCGCGCCCGAGCTGGAGGTCGTCCGCGGCGCGGGCGGCGACGGCAGGACCGTCGAGGGCATCGCCGTCCCGTACGGCAGGCCGCAGCGCATCTACGAGGGCCTGACCGAGCAGTTCGCTCGCGGTGCGTTCAATCACCAGCTCGGCGCCATGCATCGCGTGCACGTCGCCCGCGAGCACGTGGCCATGGGCGGGTCGCCGATCGGCCGGATCGTCGAGGCCCGCGACGACGCAGCCGGCCTATGGGTGCGCAGCCGCATCAGCGCCACCCCGACCGGTGACGAGACGTTGACGCTGATCGAGGACGGCGTACTGTCCGAGCTCTCGATCGGGTTCCGACAGGCCAGGCCGTCGTGGTCGCGCACCCTGGCCGACGGCGTGATCGAGCGCGTCAAGGCCGACCTGACCGAGTTGTCCGTCGTGCTGCGCGGCGCCTACGGCCAGAAGGCGAAGGTGACCGGGGTGCGCGCCGAGCAGGCGACGACGCTGACGCTCGACGAGTCGCGCGCCCTCGCCGCGTCGATCCCGATCCTGTCGCGGGCCGTGCTGGTCCGCTGACCCATCGACCCGCGGGCGTGGGCGTCAACGGCGGGATACGCCGCCGACCGAAAGACGGCCCGAGCTCGGTACTCCAGCCTGGGCGCCCCGCCCGCGGGTCGCCGAGACGGGGGTGCGTGCGCTATCCTCCCCCGCAGTAGCACTGACGGCGACACCCCGCCGCACCGGCACGACACCCCCGCTCTCGGGCGGGCACCTCGACCGTCGTGCGTGACGGCACCTCGGACGACAGGCGAGAAGTCCCCCTTGCCTCTCCGATCCGAGGACACCATGCCGAACGCCCTGCTCGACTCGTACCTGTCGCGGTACGAGGCCGCCCGCGCCGCCGTCGAGGCGATCAACGCCCGGGTTGCGGCCCGCCCCGAGGGTGAGCGTGACCTGACCCCCGACGAGACGACCGAGGTCGAGGCGCACGTTCGCACGACCGTCGAGCTCGCCCCGCGGATCGAGGCCGAGGTCGCGAACGAGGCCCGGCACCGTTCGGTGGCCGACGCAGCCGCAGCCGTGGCCGCGTCGGCCGCCGCGGCCGGTACCGGTGCCGGAGGCGCCGCGGGTGGCGAGCGGGTGCGAGGCGAGAACGCTGCCGGTGAGCGCTACACCGGCAGCACGCACGCGCAGGACCGCGACCCGGGCCACTATCGCAGCGCGGTCGACGGCGGCGAGCACTCGTTCTTCGGTGATCTGTATCGTGCCTCGCGGCAGCTCGACGACGGCGAGTCGCAGACCCGCCTCACCGAGCACTCGCGGGCCCTGTCGACCGGGCCCGGCAACGCCGGTCAGGGCTTGGTGCCGCCGAACTGGCTGGTCAGCGAGTACGAATTGAAGGCCCGTTTCGGCCGCGCCCTAGCCGGTGCGGTGCGCTACATCCCGATCGTCAACCCCGCGCCGATGACGCTGCCCGGCCAGACCACGGGCACCGACGCCGTCGTCGCCGAGCAGGCCGTCGAGGGTGACGCGGTCGCGAGCACCGACGCCTACGGCTCGACCACGGTCACCGTGACGCCGAAGCCGACCGCCGGGGCGCAGATCTTCACGCGGCAGATGCTCGACATGGCCAACCCCGCGATCGACCTGCTGATCTATGGCGACCTGTTGTCGGTCTACGACGACAAGATCGAGAAGAAGGTGTGCGACACGGTGCTCGCCGCGGCGGGCGCCGCCGTGACCACGTTCGCCACGGGCGCCGCGTTCCTCGGCACCGCACCGGCGACCCCGGGCCTCGACGCCCTGATCGACGCGGCGATCGCCGTCCGCAACGCCCGCAAGCTGCCCGCCAACGCGCACGTCATGGGCGTGAGCAGGTTCGGGTCGTTGAAGAAGATGAAGGACACCACGGGCCGCCCGCTGCTGCCCAACACGCAGCACGGCCCGATGAACGTCGCTGGTCTCGGCGACGTGATGACCGACGGCGAGCACGAGGGCATCCCGCTGATCGTGTCCGACGGGATCTCGACGGGCACATTTCCTGAAGACATCGCGACCCTGCGACTCCAGGACACGATCCTGTTCGAGGGCTCGATGATGCGGTTCAGGTTCGAGGAGGTGCAGGGACCCGAAGCGATCCGCCTCGGGATCTGGGCCTACACCGCGTGCGTGGTCCGTCAGGCGACGAGCAGCGTGCGCCGCACCCGGATCACCGCGGCCTGATCGCCGTGATGACCTGGCCGCCGACGGTCGAGGATCTCAGGCTCGACCTGAAGATCGACGACGTGCGCGACGATGTTCGACTGTCGGCGGTTCTGGGCGCAGCCATCGCTCTCGTGGCACGGCTGCGTCGGGCGTCGTTCGATTTCGCGGACGACCCGCTCTCGCCGCTCCCCCGCCCGACCGAGGACATCGTCCTCGGGACCGTCCGGTTGGCCGGTCGCTGGCACGCCCGCGGCCGGTCACCGGATGGTCTGGTCGTCGCGGGGGAGTTCGGCACGTCCCGCGTGCCGTCGTTCGACTCCGATATCGAGCGCCTGCTCGGGATCGGCCGCTACCGGGGCCCGGTGTTTGCATGATCGTCGACGTGCTCGACGCGCTCAATGCTGCGCTGAAGGGTGTCACGGGCGTGCGGGTGTACGAGGGCGACGCCGCGGTGATCGACCCACCCGGCGCGATCCTGTCCCCGCCTGCGCTCGCGTGGGACAGCTACCGGCCCGACCCGACCTCGGCCACCGTCACTCTCTCGCTCGCCGCACCGGCGAACGACCGCGCCCTGCGCACCCTGCTCGGCCTGCTCCCCCTCGTCGTCGCCGCGGTCGACGAGGTGCCCGACGCCGCCGTCATGTCGGCCGCCCCCGGCACGCTCACGACTGGCGGCGGGACCGAGCTGCCTGCATACCTGATCGAGATCGAGGTTTCTATCTAATGGTCGCCCACAACCGCAAACTTAAGGTGATCACCCTCGACATCGGGGGTGAGGAGTTCTCCGCGCAGTGCAAGACATGGCAGCTCGTCAACAACACCGACGACGGCGATCTCCAGTACACGTACGCGCCCGACGGCGCGTTCCGCGAGGAGACCGATCCGGACTGGTCGCTGACCGCGACGTTCTTCGCTGACTGGCGCAGCGACGGTGTGAGCCGGTACATGACCGTGCACGACGGCGAGACGGTCGCATTCCAGCTCGACCACCACCCCGACATCACCGGCGAGCACGTGCGGTGGAGCGGCGACCTCGTGATCAAGGCCCCGGGTGCGGGTGGCGACGCGCGCACCACGGAGGAGACCGAGGTCGAGCTCGCGTGCGTGGGCAAGCCGGTCGACACGTACCCGAGCTGATCCGATCCTCGGGCCAGCCCGAGGCCCCCCTGCACCGGAGGACTCATGCCCCGCTCGACCCCGACCCCGATCACGCCGGATCCCCGCCTCGGCGCCCTCGCAGCGCCGACCGCGCCCGACGCCCTCGGCGACATCATCCCGACCGGGAGCGTCCTGCTCGTCGTCGAGTGCGGCGCCACGGGCACCACCGTCGACATCCCGACGCCGGCCACCACCGCCGAGGGGTTCGCCATCGCCGACGGTGGCGGCCCCGTCGCCTCGAACACGACCCGCGTGTTCGGCCCTGTCCCCTCGCGACTGTTCGCGCAGCCGCCCGACGCCCTGGAGGGCCCCGGGCAGACGCTCGTCAACTACTCGTCGGTCGCCACGGTCACGCGCTACCTGATCACGTGCTGATCTCAGTACCCACTGACCCACGAAGGGGCCCCGCATGTTCACGTTCGATCTTGCGCCCGACGGCGGCGCGCAATACCGGGTCGTCGCGACCAGTCGCGACGTCTCACTCTGGGAGCGCACCGGTAAGGGGCGCAGCCTGGCCGCGATCGAGCGCGACGCCCGCATGTCGCAGCTGGAGGAGATCGCCCACATCGCCGCGCAGCGTCGCGCCGGCTACGTGGGCAGCCTCGCCGACTTCCGCAGCACGGTCGACGTGACCCCGATCGATGTCGACGCCGAACGCGAGGCCGAGCGCAAGAGGGCCGAGGCGGACGGCGAGGACGTCGACGACGAGAGCGACCCCTCGGGCCCTACCCCGAGGGGTCGCTGAACCGGGCGCTCGTCGCCCTGGCGCTGCGGTCCGGTATCCCCCCGGACGTCTGGGAGCGTCAGGCCGACCGCGTGATCGAGACGGCACTCGACCTGTGTGCCGACGGCAAGGGGCCCACCCGCGAGGGCGGGCCGGTGATGAGCGGATGAGAGGCGGCGGGTCGGATGGCGGACGGCGACATGCTCCGCGTCGAGGTCCGCGGCGACCGCGAGGTGCTGCGCGCCCTCGACGGCCTGCCCCGTGACGCCGTCCGCGAGCTGAAGGACGGTCAGCAAAGGATCGCCCGCAGCCTCGCGACCACCATCCGAGCTGCGGCCCGCGCCAACTCCCGGCAGTCCGCGCGGGCCTCGCGCACCGTGCGGACTGCCCGGGGCGTCTCCCCGATCGTCGTGGCCGGTCCGCACCCGCTGCTGTTCGGCAGCGAGTTCGGGGCGACCGCGCGGTTCGGGTGGTACCGACGAGCTCGCTATCGCAACTCCCCCGCCCGGCAGTTCCGCCGCCACCTCAACAGGGGCAGCTATTGGTTCTTCCGCACGCAGCAGGCCGAGCGCCCGCGCGTGCAGGTCGAGGCGAACGAGATCGCCGCCGCCGTCGTCCGACGGTGGAGCGCCTGACGTGTCGAG